GCTTTTGTTTCGTCATGTGTCTTGATTGCGACGCGCGAGGCCCAACCACTCCCGACATCAAAGAAGCAGTGGAGAAGTGGAATGAACGATCCTAAGGAGTTACTCAAAGAGTCAGCGGCCAATCTAGATGCAAGCTACGACTGGGCGGAAGACAATGTTGGTATCCCAACTGTTCGTGCACTTCAATCGATTGCAGGAGCACTACAGGCTATTGCATTGATTCTGCTAACCACTGCGAAGCGAAAACCCAGTGAACGGTGAGTATCTCGGATTCGTAGTGGGAACAATATTCGGGATGATCTTGATGCTCATTCTGCTTCTAACCATATTTGGACCCCAGACAGGTTGTTAGGCTCGCTGGGAACGACTCCAGAGTGAGCTACAGGAACTGCTTCTAAACCTGTCTGGGGGTCATCAATGAGCACCTAAATTTACTCATCTGTTCTTCACGTTATTTTCAGCTATTTTTAACCGTATCAGGTTATAATAGTAAGTACAGTACAGTGAGGCAAAAATATGGATGAACTACATATTAGCGACATTCGGTCATTCAAGTCGTGCAGGCGTAAATGGAACTTCTCTTCGCCTCTGCGACGAGGACTCGAATCGAATACGCCCTACGCTCCGTTCCTAACAGGACGGGCGATACATCATGCCATCGAAATGTATTATGGTTCGGGGCAGTTGTTGTTAGATGCACTCGGGGAGTTTTTCGAGAACGAGATAAAGGAAATGGGCACTCTGTGGCCCGCAGAAGAGGAAATGGTACAGGAGCAAATCGAACTCTCTTCTGGAATACTTGAGCACTACGGACAGTGGTTAGGCAGGGATGCAGGACGCCTAGACGATAAGAATCTAGAGTTCATAGCCCTAGAAACCGAGTTCAGTGTTCCACTAAGAAACCCTAAAGGCCGTAAGTCCAACAAAATTCGTTTGGCAGGAAGGTTTGACGGCCTCGTTAGGATTATAGACGAAGACACGTATTGGATATGGGAAAACAAGACAGCTCGTTCAATAACCGAACTAGAACGGTCGCTCGCAAACGACGAGCAGTGCGGTGCATACATGTATGCGGCGCAGGAAATCTTCGATGTCCCAATTACAGGTGTCCTCTATAATATTCTTCGGAAGAAGGTACCAACTTACCCGCGAGCCTTGAATGATGGTTTACTCTCACGGGCTAAAAGCATTGATACAACAGTATGGGCCTATGCCAAAGCAATCAGAACGCACCACCCTGATTGGGAGCAAGATACTATGTGGGACTTCTATGGAGAAGTACTTGAGCATTTGGACATGAAGGGTAACACGTTCTTCGCTCGGTTACCTGTCTATAGAACCCCAAGTGAGATTCAAGAGCTCGTACTGAACATATGGTATGTCGGTTTGGAAATGACACGAGCAAGCACGCGGTTATATCCAAGCCCTTCGTGGCTCAATTGTAACTTCTGTACCTTCAAGTCGGTGTGTCTAGCAATGAATGCCGGAGCTGACTACGAGTTTATCCTGTCGGAAGAATTCCGTAAGAGGGTAGCTGCAGTCTCATGGAGGCAAGCAGAAAGTGTTACCAGAGCTACATAGCAATGTAGTGATTGTGAAAGGTCCCCGTAAGTACAAGCGAGGCGTACTAACGAGGTTCAAAGGTGGCCATGCCTTTATTAGGCTAAGGAATGGCCGTATTGTACGTGTACGAAAATCTTCTATACGGGAGGCAGGAAATGCGACGAGTAAAGGACATTGATAGTCCCTACCTGAAAGCCCTTTTCTACGGGCAAGCAGGTAGTACAAAAACCCGTACTATGGGAACAGCTGCGTTCGATGAACGTACAGCACCTGTACTATGGTTAGACATGGGCGGTAACCCGTTTTCTATTCGGGACTATGAAAAGAAGCCCGACATTTTGGCTCTGGAATCTCTTGAAGAGCTAAACCCGATCTACGAGTGGCTTGTAGCGGGACAGCCGGATTCAAAGGTTGTAGAAGAACTGGAACTAAGCCCTCCATACAAAACCATTGTAATCGACGGCGTTACGGAAGTCCAACGTCGTGCGTTTGCAAGGGCAACAGGCGCGGCACAAGACAAGCCTGGAGACGAAGTACCTTCGAGTACTAGGCAACACTTTGGCCGCGTCCTTGGTTATATGGTCAACTTCGCTCGGCTGTTCTATTCGTTAGACATGCATGTTATGATTAGTAGCCTTGAGCGGGAAGACAAGGATGAGATGACAGGAGCGATCTCCTACAAGCCTTTACTCTGGGGACAGAGTTCAGGAGAAGTTGCTGGCTATGCATTCCTTGTCGCACGGTTGCTCCATCGAACCAGAGTAGAAAAGAAAATATTACGTGCGGCAGAAGACACTATCACGGCTGATTCAACCAGTGTCGCACTCTTCCAACCTTCGGGTAAATATATCGCGAAGGATCAATACGGTAAGCTACCACCATTTATGGCAGATCCTACGATTCCACGTATCATGGATCTCATCTATGGTGAAGCCTAAAGGCGGAACCCAACCATACCACTAAACACAAAGGACAATAAATGACCCCAACTATAGATTTCTCAGATGTACAAGGTCTTGAGCCAATACCTCAGGGCTTATACCCAAGCTCGATTGTGTTCGCCGAAGCCGGAATGAGCCAATCAGAAAACCCCAAGATTGACCTCCGCTGGAAAGTGGAAGAAGGAGAGTACGAAGGTCGGATGATTTTCGATACCCTTTCCTTCCACCCGAAAGCGCTGTTCCGAACGAAGGCAGTTCTGCAGGCCCTAGGCTGGGCAAAGGATTTTTCTGGCGACGTCGACGTGGAAGATCTTCTCGGCGCCAGTGCGACCCTTTCAGTTACGATCGAAGACAGCACAGGAACTGATGAATTCGGTGAGCCTTACCCGCCCCGTAACAGGGTCGTGAAAGTGAAACCTACTGGCCAGTCCGTCAAGGACTTGTTAGAGTAAACCTTACCGGGCCCCTCTATCCGCCGGAGGGGCCTACAGGAGCTTCATGGATTTTCTATCTAAGTTCCAGTTTGGTGAGGGACTGCTCGCAGTCAGTATCAAGTCACCAAGCAATGCAACCTTTCATAGCACCATTCCTGATATTCCTACCAACACTGATGTCTACTTCGGGCCGGCGATGCGAGAGACCGCTGGCAACGAGAAGAAAAATGTTTTAGGAACGCAGGTTTTGTGGGTCGATGCAGATGATGTGGAGACCCCACTAGCAACACTGCCACCCTCAATGATTGTGTTTAGCGGTCACGGGTGGCATTTATATTGGATGTTAGACGAGCCAATAACAGACGTTGACGAAATAGAGAGCCTAAACCAGACAGTTATCAAAGACGTTCCTACATCTGATCCAGCTTGTTGGAATGTCAACCGAGTGCTACGTGTGCCAGGAACACTAAATACAAAAGACCCTCCTGCAAACGTATTCCTCAAGGAATCATTTGACTACACTTATACAATCAAGGACATACAAGTTTTAGATGGGCTTGACAGAGCCGCCAAACACAAGATTAGAACAGGCGACAGACGGGGTTACCGCTCAAGGAGCGAAAGAGATTGGGCGATCGTCACTGCACTTGTTGCTGCCGGAGCTACGGACGAACTTATAAACCTATTATTCAACGTCCAGCCATGCGGTGACAAAGTTCGCAGTGACGAGAACCCAAGATACCTTGAGCATACGCTCAAAAAGGCACGAGCCAGAACTCCGTCGAGCATCGGTACAGGAATCGAACATTCATCCGATGGGTATTATATGTGGAGCAAGCGGGGAAAGAAGCGCATTAGCACGTTTACAATCAACCCTACCATCTTGTTAGATGGGTCGCATTACGGTGCTGTAGACGCAGTAGTTGGTAACGTAATGGCATCGGGATACAAATGGACGGATACAGTATTCTCGCGTACCGCTTTTACATCGGTTGCGAAAATGGATAGAGAGTGTCCTGTCGCTGCTTGGCAGTGGCTTGGACGGGACGACGACCTTAGAGCGTTGTTACCCTTTCTACTGGAACGGCTACAAGCTAAAGGCTTACCAAAAGTTGCTGCGTCACCGACTCTAGGAATGCACTTCCTAAAGAACAAGCCGTTCTTCCTAGGCGACAAACAAGTGCTTGGAGCAGAAGGATATTGGCAAGGTTACGACGGCCCTCTTGCGTGGCTTCCATCGAACAGGGAACATCCAAACCTGGACCTGTTACCTGAACCTTCTAAAGAAGATCTCGAGGTTCTACGTAACTTCATTCCTAAGCTCAGTGACGAAGATTCTATTTGGGTAATATTGGGTTGGTATGCAGCATCTTGTCTGAAGCCTTGGCTAGAGAAGAAGGGCTACAGATATCCCATACTTAATGTAGTGGGCACTAAGGGGTCCGGAAAAACAACCTTAATCCAGAGAGTGTTTATGCCCTTGTTTGGACAGACTGATCCTAAGTCGTACGACGCAGGTACAACGCGGTTTGTTACGCTCGCTCTCCTAGGCAGCTCAAATGCCGTTCCTATCGCGTTCAGCGAGTTTCGGTATGACGCTGTCGAGCGTTTTTTACGTTTTGTCCTGTTGTCGTACGACACTGGCCACGATCCAAGAGGCCGAGGTGATCAGACAACAGTTGACTATCCCCTTAGTGCTCCCTTTTCAATAGATGGTGAAGACCTTATCGAAGACCCAGCTGCTAGAGAACGTATTGTGGTGGCTCACCTACACCCGAACACGATTGAAGAAGGTAGCGAAGCCTACCAAGCTTTCAATGACTATCGGCTTGTAGCGCCAAAACATTTTGGTGGGTACTACGTTCAAGAAGCTCTCAAATTAATTGTAGACGGAACTATGGACGACATGCTGCAAGCTTCACGGGAAGCAATGTTCGAAGCCTTTCCTGGACGACTTCCAGATAGGGTTCGGAATAATCATGTGGTTGCATACCTTGGAAACCTTTTGTGGTGCCGAGTACTTGACGTTATGCCGCCAAGTCCAGAAGTACACAAACATAGCATGCAGTCGGTCTTTGACCTTGAGACAGGCCGATCGCGTACATTAGTAGACGGTCTTGTAGAAGATATTACGAACGCTGCATCTCAAGGTGCAAGCTCGTTCAGATGGGCATATGATGAAGTAGAAGTAGTAATGTGGTTTCAACTCGCGTCCGCTCATAGTTGGTGGCTGTCGTCGAGACGGAGACAAGGGAGAGGAGCACTCGAGAGAGATGCTATCAGATCCCAACTAAAAGAGGCGCCGTATATCAAAGACCCATGTATGATGAGAGACACATGGATGTACGGAATCGACCTTCAAGCCGCGCAGGATTTTGGTCTAGACATTCCTGTACGGTTACAGACCAGAACGTTCAGTATGAACTTCTAGGAGGTGACTATGTCACGAGCAGTAGTACTACATTCAGGCGGAATGGATTCTACGGTAGCGTTAGCGTTAGCGAAGAAGCTGCACCGAGACGTTGTGAGTCTAACCATCTTGTATGGTAGCTCACACGAGTCGATGGAGTCTCTAGCTGCTGATGTCATTAGTAGAAAGATGAGAATACAACATGAAGCATTCAACGTTCCGTCTTTCATCTTCAAGGGCGGCAAGTCCGCACTCATGGATGAAACATCAATGCCCAAGTCCGAGTACACAACGGAAGGCCCTAATACAACAGAAGTACCCTTCCGTAACGCCAACTTCATTTCAATAGCAGTGGCGTATGCCCTTGCACGTTCGTATGATTACGTGTACATTGCAGCACATGCTTCGGACCACGACAAGTGGGCGTATCCAGACTGTTCGCCGGAGTTCTTGGGAGCAATGGCAGCAGCAACTTATGTTGGCACGTACCATAGAGTAAGGCTCAAGTTCCCTTTCGTTTACATGACAAAGTCAGAACTTGTCAAGATGGGAGAACTCCTGGGCGTTCCTTGGAGTTTAACTTATTCATGCTACACTGGAGGTTTACATCACTGTGGTTTTTGTCCAACTTGTAGAGAACGGATTCGAGCCTTTATGGAGGCTGGCATTGGGGACCCAACAACATACGAAAAAGAGGCCCCAGATGTATACGATCAGTAAAGAGTACCATTTTTGTGCAGCACACCGTTTGGAGGGCCACGTGAAGTGTGGTCGTCTTCACGGCCATAACTACAAAGTCATTGTGACCGTGCAAACCAACGACCTTATTGACGGAATGGTCATCGACTACCACGACCTAGATGATATTGTCAATCCCAAGGTCGACGGCATGGACCATAAGTATCTTGTAAGCCGCGAAAACTATGCAGCGAATTGTCCTTATGCTATGGTCGCAGCTAAGGCTGGCCATGCTTATCAGCTGCCACAGAACAAAAGCACTGCTGAATACATTGCAGAACACCTTTACAAGATGCTTATTCAGTCTCTTCATCCTGAGGCGTTTAAGGTAACGGTCGAGGTGCAAGAGACTCCAAAGGTCACGGCGGTGTACACGGCATGACAACCGCTGCTATTTTGAACTACTGTGCAGGCTTCTTTGATGGTGAGGGAGCAATTATGATTTCCCTCAATAAGGGGAAGTATGTACGCATTGAGATAGCCTGCTCACAGAATACCGTTGAAGTGCCTTTGCTCTTCGAGAGAACCTTTGGCGGAAAAATGTATTCTCACAAAGGAATGCATCAATGGAAGATGTTTGGGAAGAAGGGCGTAGCGTTCTTGAAAATTATTAC